GCCGACCCTTGAGGGTATCATCTACAAGTAGAATACCTATACCGAACTTTCCATGAAAAAAGGGCCCGAAGGCCCTTGGATTCGCATCAGATTCCGTGATATCAGTTTATCAGGAACCGAATGCACGCTGGAACATCTCCTCAGCACTCAGGCCAGAAATGTCTTCCACAGGCATGCCGTTAGCGTCGGTACCACCGTAGCCAACGCCAGCACCGGAGCCTTTAGCACCCTTGAAGAAAGTACCAAACACGGGGTGGTGCTTGTAGCTGGCCAGGTAGTCTTCGGGGCTGATGCGCTTGCCGGACTCCTTGTCCAGCATGGGGTCGCCAGCACCGTCAATGACGGTCAGAGAACCATCGGCCTCGTGGCGGAAATTACCACCAAGTTGACCAGCCATCAGGTCAAAGAAAGACACGCCATCAACGGAGTCAGTGCGACCACCGGCAGCGTTGAAGACCTTCTCCAGGGCATACTGCTTCTTGTAAGCAGCCAGCGCCTTGGTAGCAGCTTCAGCTTCCTTGCGAGCGTCCTGAGCCTGCACACTGTACTTTTGCTCGATAGCCTCGCGAGCTTCGCCCCACTGAGCCTGCAGGCGAGCAGCTTCCGCGGCTTCCTGTTGCAGCTTGGTGTACTCTTCGGGGTTGATCTCAGCAAACTTCTCAAGATGAGCCTTGGTCTCTTTGACCTCGCGCTCATACTGTTTGCGTGCATCGCGCTCAGCCTTAAGAGCCTTCAGCAGGTTCTCGGCCTCGGAGCGGGGCATCATTTCTTCACCGGTACTCGCAGGAGCGGGAGCGGCTGCCTCGGGTGCTGCATTCTCTGCAGAAACGTTGAGGTTCTCTTCGGACATGTGAAAGACCAGGGATCACCCCTGGACGAATGTTACGCTCGTATTATTCCAAAGGGCCTCAACGGGCCCATCGATCTTGGGGGCAAAGCTGGTGCTTGGGTCCGCCCAGCCAGGTTTTAGCCTCCATGAAGCACCCGCAGTCCGCGCAGCGCTTGCTCTTCTCCACGAACAGCGGACACTTTTTACAGGTGTCATAGCGCTCGTCACGAACTTCCTGAGAAACGTGGCCGTACTGCACCGCCTGCTGAGCTGACTTGAAAAGACCCTTGGCCATCTTGCCAACAGATGCCTCTACCTTGGTAGCTTTTCTGGAAAGCTCCTTCTCGACGGGCGGCTGGTGGGCTGCCATCAGTTTCTCGTTGCGCTCTTGAGGCCAAGCCGAAACTGGGCCGGCAGGGTAAGTACCGGCGCTTTTCAGTTCTTCGCGAATGTCCATAACTGGCCCAGAAACTGAGCTAGTGTACCTAGAGGCCCGCGATTCGGGACTGGAAATCAGCAAAGTCGGCAGAGGCTGCGACTTCCGCTTTCAGGGTTGACAGCTCCACGTAGCTACCTAGCTCGATAGCCCACGAGCTAATGGACTCATTCCACTTGAGGATATAGCCGTCACTGGTTGGATCGACCTCGAATGCAATGAGCAAGTCTTCTCCGGCCGCAGTGGTGAACGGGTAGTTATTGAAACGAAAAGTCACGTTGGTATCCAACGCATCGTCCATGTAAGTGGGGACGCCCGAGGCCCATGTAGCTCCCCCATCATTGGAAAAGTACATAACTGACGGAGGGTTGCCGTCGTAGCCTTGATATTGGGCAAGGTGGTCAGCCCCGTCAGCGTCTACGTGGTGAATGTACATGTAGCCACTCCTGACCCCATAGAAGCCCGGTTCGTAGTTGCCACCGCCAGGAAGACTGCCGCCATAGTCATTCCTGGTGTAGCGATAAAACACCAGATTGGCAACGTCTCCAAGTTCAGACAAATTCGCCTTGGCCGCTCCGGGCTTCCAGGCTCCATCGTTTTCGCTCCAGACTAGGGAAAGTCCATCGGCGACTGAGTCGTAGGCCACGTCGGAGGCCATGTTGAGGCTTAGGGGGCGACTCTTGAGGACCGGGTGAAAGGAGTTGTCATAAGATGAGGTCACGAAGTGTGTAACGGTCTCAGGATCGGTCCACCTCAGCCAAAGGTGCGCCCCTCCTGGAGCGTTGTCAAGCCAAGCACGAACTTCCGCGGTGCAATCGAGCTGTATCGTTTCGCTTGCAGAGGGCCAAGAGCTAACAGCCTGCTCCAGCCAATGAGCACCGCCATCGAGGGAGAGCCAGTAGCTAGAGAGGTTGCTGGGCCAATCAATGCTTGAGCTGCCGCCCATGGCGTAACCGTGAATCTTGAGCTGGTCGGAGCCGGACAGCACCCAAGTCGCTACATCTATGGGTTCGTTCGTGGAGCGATAATCCTCGTAGTACTGCTTGACCCCGTGCCAATCAAACAGCGAAATGTCAGAAATATCGGACAGACTCAAGTGCTTGGGAACGAAGCCTTCCGAGCGCTTGTCGTATACCGGAATTTGTCCATCATTGATTTGCCTGAACTTGCCCTTTTGGCTGATTGCATCGGAGGGCAGGTACCCACCAGCGCCGTACGAGTTTCCGCTCTGGCGGCTAGCGGACAAAAGAGTGAACTCGACCCATCGCTCTCTGCCGGTATTTGTGGCAAACATCCTTGCTGTCGGGCCCTGCACCGTGACTTGAATGTAGTTGCTGTAAGAATTCAAGGACTGCACTTGCAGGTAGCTGCTTGAGCTATAAGCTCGACCGTTGATGTCTACAATGGTCATCTGAATGGTGCAGAAGTCGACGATACCCAGGGCGTCGATTCGCAACAGCTCCCGAGCTATGTCCTCCGAGGGATGAAGTCTTAGGTTAGATCTATAACCGGAAGTGGTTGTATTGTAAAAGTAGCCAGGCAGTGGAGTGCTGTCGGTGGTGGCCTGAAGGCGGACATTGCCTCCAATCATCTGGTAAGGGGTCGTGATGGCCGGCTGGCCCAGGGTGTACGACTGCATACCCTCGCTCCAGACGATTGGCTGATTCTCCACGCGTCGAGGCGCCCCATCTACCGCTGAAGGTTTGAACAGGACAGGCGTGCCGTCCGCAAGGGCGTCGATATAGCTCGCCAGGCCCGAACAGTTCTCGATGTAAGCTGAGCCATAGGAGCTAGAGTATATGGACCACCTGCCCGTAGAGAAGGACTTCCAGGTCTGCCCGCCGTCAGATGAGACCCTAGTAATTGAGTTGTTAAGGTTCCAGACGTCTTGCTCGTCGGATGGAAATCTGATCCGAAAATCATTCATATCAGCGTTCAAGAGTACAATGCTATCGTCGACTGTACTCTTGCGGCAGATGCCGTCGGAGAGGATTCCGCTGGCATTCTTGGTGTACTCAAGTGTTGGAAGGTAGGTCTCGTACTTGTCGCCAGCGTAAGACTCTTTAAAGTCTTGCATCTGATCGATGCCGAAGACTTGGTGCTTCCATTCGTCGGCCGCCTCGTCGTAGACGATGATATTACCATCTGAAAGGACGTTGTCAGCAGCGATAAAACTTTCGAACTCGTCGATAAAGTAACCAGGGAACGGCAGCACCCAGTTGTTGAAATTGGAGCCGAATTGAAAGAAGCCTTTATCTAAACCATTACAGGTTAGTATCAGGCTATAGTTGCTAGCGTTCGCCAAGTTGTCTACAAGATTGGTGACCTCAATCTGCATACTGGGCCCGGTCACCGAGCGGAAAGTCAAGGTAGCAGGAAGGGTAAGCCCGGCAGCCCACGTCTGAAGGTCTGAGGTCCTGTCGCTTCCGTCCGAGTCGTAACGAGAGATTTCTACCTGCGTGTCGCTGATCATCGAGACCCGGCCATCGGGCATGACGGTGTAGTTGTTTGTGCGGTCGAAAGAGATAAGACCCGTCCATACAGACTTAGCGGCAGTCTTAACTTTCGCGCCACTTTGGGGGTTGATACCGCCGCCACCGCCGCCACCGGCAGGAGCAACTGGCGCGTACTTGCCGATTGCCTCGACCCATGTCAGGACATCGCCGTCCTCCTGCTTTCTAATAGAGGGAGTGACCTCAATGGTGTCGGCATTTAACGCATTGGTGCGCGGGATACTCCATAGACCCGAGTCAAACACGAACGTACTTGTAGCATTAACAATATCTACAACTATTTGCGTGATGGTTTTAACCATTGGGGCGCCCCAATTGTTAGTGACCACCGAGACCTCGTCGCCTACCTCTAAGCCAAGAATGGCGGGATCCGAGGAGTGTGCATACATACGGGCTGGCGTGTCTGCTTGGTCGTAACCCTCGAAGCCTGTAAGACGGGCAGATCCGATAGCCGGATAGGTGTCACCCGTGTAGCCGTCAGGAAACACTACCGGGGTCCCGGGACTGATGTAGCCGAAATCATCCAGATCCTCAAGGGCAATGGGCTGAAGCTCGAACTTCTCGGTATCTTGGTTCCAGACCAGGACGTCGCCGCTAGAAGTCACAGGAGCGTAGTTGCTGTACTCCACGATTTCCAGCACCTGGTTAACGTAGGCAGGGGTGCTCGGCCAGCTACCATTGATGTCCAGCCTTGGCAAATAGCCGCCAGACCCGTCCATTGAGTCACTTATGCCAGTACAGTTAAGGACTACATCTGTACCATCAAACCTCATGGTCAAGTCGACGGGGAAAGAGAGTGTCGCGACCCAGGCACGCAGTGAAGCCTTTTGATCGCCTTCTCCAGACACGGGGTGAACGCGGAGTCCTCCACTGTTAGTGTAGGCGGCACCAGAAAGCATCCCAGAGGAATTGTCAGAACCTTCTACGACATTCCAGGTTGCTCCTGGAAGCTCGACATCATCCATGTCAACAACTCCCAGAACCACTTGTCCGGTCTGCCCGTTGACGCTGTCTACGGCACCGCCGCCGCCACCACCGCCGCTACCCGAGATTTCTTTAATCGTATTATCTGTATGCTTGACGAAAAGCTTTCCATCCGCCGTGTTTACAGCAAGTTCAGCTACTTCAAGGTCCGCTGACTGGGGGACTTCACCAGAAACCGAACTCTTTTTGGGCTTAATTCTGCTGTTAAGTTCGGCCATTTTGGGATTTAATCTTCGCTAGGATTCCTACCCGCTTCCAAACGTTCCGCCACTAACGGCAGTAATGGCAGCCAATCCGTAAGCAGTAAATGTCACGGCAGCATCGACGGAACCTCCGCCCTGATCCCTGACAGCAGCGTAAATAGCCTCCGTCAGCGTCGTATCATTATTCATATATGTGGTGCCGGGGGTTGCCACTACGGTACCGCCAGCGGTCACATAAGCTTCGAACAATACGCCGGACCCAGGGGTTGGGTCTGTTCCGTAAGATCGACTCGCATCGGCAGTCCTTTCCGCCGCGCTGGAATACAAGACGATCCAGGCATCGAGAGTTGACGCCACTTTCTGCAAGATTCCACTGTAGCCAAGTCCTACGAAATCCGCCGTGCCGCCAGATGCTGTCTGCGTTTCGGAGAGGTAGATACCAGCACCCGAACCACCGCCGCCTCCAGTAGGGACCGGAACCCAGGCTTCGTCCTGACGGGCGTAAGGCGTTCCGTCTATCGGCGCCTCTTCGATTCCCCCGCCACCGCCACCAGTAGCGGTAATGGTCACATCGCCGGTCGACTGATCAATCTCAATTCCGGAGCCGGCAATGATGCTGGTGACCCCGGACGCTCCACCGTCTCCAGTTCCATCCAAGACCTTAATAGTTCCCTGCATTGCCTCGTGGGCCGTGCATTGGTAGAAAAGAGTAGAAGGCGCGTCCATGCGGACCTCCCACTCTAGCGTCCCGTTCGAGACACCGTTGTTGGTGACTCCCTCCGAATAAACAGTGCCAGCCTGCCCTGAGCTTGACTGCAGCCTGAAGGGGTGCAAGCCCATGTTATTTGTAATGCGGTAAATCTGCCCGCGCATGACGTAAAGAGTTGGATTCTGTTCATCCCCTTCAAAGCCAGGTCCGTCGAACACGTAGGCGTCGATACCTTGAGCAGTGATCTCCCATTCGGTAACCAGGCCCTGATCAAGAGTGCTTCCGGGCTCAAACTGAGAGTTGGTGGAATTCCATATCAGGACATCCCCGTTAACCGGGGGGCGTGTGGCAATGTCTACATCTGATAACTGGTCGATACTGCCGCCGACGACCGGGTCAGTCCAGGCGGGTATGCCCCCCGAAACCGATAATACCTGACCCGCCCCGCCAATACCTAGGCGCACAGAGTTGCCGCCAAAGTAAATAAGGATGTCCCCCTGAGTCGTTAGCGGGTTTTCGAAGTAAGGAACATACTGAAACTCTCCGGCCGCTTGGTTATAGCGAAGTCCTGTCAGGTCTGGCGGGGTTGCACTTTGAACATCGCTCAGTTCTCGTATTCGGGAGTTAGAGATGTCGGCGTAATCGTTCCTCCAGTCACTACCAGTCCACTCCAGAACCTGCCCCGGCTGGGGGTCGTCAATCAAGATATTTGAAATACCTTCAACAGTAACCGAGCCCGGCTCCCATTCCCCTGTTGAGGCATTCCACTTCAGGGAATTGCCGTCGACCGGAGTCGCGTCAGAGACGTCTAGAAGTTCGCCGAGATAGTTTCTCCCGAGAATTTTTATAGTATTGTCTGTATGCTTTACAAAAGACAGCCCGTCCGCAGTATTGACGGCGATTTCTCCTACAAGAAGATCGACGGCCTGAGGTTCTTGCCCGGACGTGCCAGATGCCTTTGGTACCAGCCTTGCGTCTAGGTCTGCCATGCCGTGTGCGAATCTTCGCTAGTCTTCCTACAGCCCACTACCAAAGGTTCCACCTCGAATCACATTGACGCCAGACATGCCATACACACTAAGGGTGACGGTGGCATCCACGTCCACTCCTGCTGTAGAACGAACTGCCGCGTAGATCGCACCGAGGGGCGTCGAGTCCGAGTTAAAGTAGGTGGTACCGGGGCTCGCGAGCTGCTCAACCCCTCCCGTAAGGGTGTATTCGGCGAGGACTCCAGACCCCGCATCCGGCTCCACCCCATAGGCACGCCCAGAGTCGTCCATACGGGCCTGTGAGGACGAGTAAAGGACGACCCAAGCATCTAGGTCAGATTCGACCTTCTGCAGGATACCGCTCGTACCTATGGAGTTAAATTGACACGCACCCGTCGAAGCGAGTTGCGTCTCGATGTTGTAAAATCCGATGTTTCCCCCGCTCAAGGGGATTCCATTAACGGTCTGCGGCTTCCACGCGCCGTCAGCTTCGCTCCATGCTAGTACCTGCCCGTCCTGCGCGTCGATGTCAGAAACGTCCGTCACGTCTTCCAGCTTAGCTCCGGCGTAGGAGCCTACGTTATAGATGGTTTGAGATCGGCCGGTAGTAGGAACCCCCTCACCGGTAGCCAAGGTCGTGCCCAAGGAAACGATGCCCTGTTTGTTCGCGCCCACCTGGATAAGGTCGAACTGGGTTCCTACGGGCTGTCCCACCTGTACCCGAATTTGTCCATTCTGTCCCAGCCAGAACTCCAAAGGAAATCCACTACTCTCCCTGTAGTATTGGTGCTTCACGTCCATCCTGACGATCAGCCAGGTCGTCCCGTAAGCCGCATGCTCCTTCCAGCCAGCGATACGACTTTCGTCAGGAGAGAACCACGGGGCTATAAAAAGCTCGATCGACGCCGGAACGTCGTCCAGGTCAAAGCCGCTACTTCCTCCGCTCCAGGTCGAGCCACTGCTAAGCATTAAGGGGCCGTTGTTGTCAAGGGCGATCGTGTTGATACCAGTCAACCCAAGGCCGAGATAATCCGTTGACAAGTAGACGGCTGGAACAATTCCAGTAAGGTTCATGACCCCAGAGTCTTTGTCAATACTCCCTGCAATAAAGGTAAAACCGTCCGCCTCAAGGGCTGCCTGATCTGCATAGAAGCCATCGATGCCAACCAGTTCATGGGTAGAATAGGCGACGTCAATAACACCGACTTCTGAGTTGTCTCCCGCTAAAATTTCGCTAATACTGCGCGGCCTGTAGAAGCCTGTAGCGCTAAGCTGCAAGAGGTCTCCAGTCTCTTCGCCGGTAGTATTCACGTCGTTCAACGCGTCCAGCGAGTTTAGGGGGTTGGAGCCAGAGCTGCCGTTGCTAATGGCCGTAATCCTGCCTTGCCGGTCAACAACAACGTTCGCGGCAGTATAGGACCCTGCGACAACGCCTGTATCACTCAGCGACAGATCGATGGTTCCCTCAATAGTGATGGGGCTGTTCTCCACCTCAATGGCGTTGTCTCCGCTAATCGCAACGCTCTGGACTGTTCCTGCCTCAAATTCACCATTAACCCACTTGTTCTCAATCGCGCTGTAAAAGAGAATATCCTGATCCTGCGGCGAGACTATCTGGACATCTGATAATCCAGCCAAGGTTGCCTCAAGAGGAGCCCCTGCAATCATCGCGGTCCAAATGCCGTTGTCGTAAACGTAAAGAACACCCGTAGCAGGGTTGAACCACAAGTCTCCGTTACTAAGAGGCTGGCCGTCGTTGTTTACAGTTGGCTCATCATTGGATATAATTACAATGTTAGTGGAAGTGCTTCCCAGTGAAACAATGTCCCCATTGGCTGACTTCGTATACAAGCGAACATCGTTGTCATTAACGCCGATAACGATCTCCCCCTGGGTAATAGCGGAGTCCCCAGTAGTTCCGATCTGCGCCTCGATCTCAGCTCTTGTCTCCTCCGAGTTTTTTAGTACGATCCTATCGGGGAATACAGCCATCGATCAGAAGAAGCTAGGCTAGTATTCCCAGGGCAGGTCCAAGTCACGAAGCTTTATGGCAAATGTTGCCTACCCATTCAGGTCCTCCGAAACTGGGCTCCCCGCATCCCCTGTCCTCATCACCGCAATAGCAGTCTCTGAAATAGATTCCGTCTACGGGACGGGGAGTGCTTATGCCATCCTCGTCCGCTTTGAAATCACAGTTGTCGCACTTAAGTAGCGGACGCTTCGCAGGGCGGTCGCCAACTCCACACGGCTCGGGTTTGAAGATCTGCCAGCCGCAGCCGTAGGCACAAAGATCTGAGATGCCGACGGATGCAGGGCCTCCGTAGCTACTTAAGGTCGGCCCATCATCACCGTTGGGATAGGTGCTCTTGGTCCGATATTTCGGGGTCACGGAATCTCTGCAGCAACCCCACTGTCCCTCTCGGACCTCGTAACACCCTCCGCCAGGGGAGCAGACTGTTCCATCTGGACAAACGTCACCATTGGGATTACCCGCATCCCATGGTGGATCTCCTTTACCGCTCCCTCCGCCGATGGGGTCTTCATCGCGGGGGCCTCCATCTTCGCCGGTGTCGTTGTCTCCACCGCCACCCGGAGTGCTTTCGGAATAGTTATTAGGAAAGGCTGGATCTTGATAGCACCCAGGCTTCGCCCCTGGGATCTGACCCGGCCCGCTTGCGCAAATCTGCCCGATACCGCACTCGGAACCATCCCCAACGCACGTCCTGCTCCACCATTCAGGCCAGCCGGTACCTTCATCGCCATCCAGTTCTGGTACGTCATCATCGGGATCGTCGGGGTCTGGTTTAGGGCATTCTTTCCAGAAGTATATAACTTCTCCGGTAGACTCGTCCGTAATTGCCCCTGTTGCCTGGCAAGTGAAACCAGAGGGGCAACTGCCCACCCCACTCCTTGAACCGGTTCTGTAGCGGCATTTGCCGTCCCTGTCGATACCGTCGTTCCTATCTAATTCTTTACAAATCTTGGCCGCCTGCTCGTTCCAGCTTTTAGCGCGTTCCGTGTCATTACTCCCGCAAGCCGTAATACCTAGACGGCCGGAAGCGTAGATCCCTCTTCCACGAGCGCATTTTGGAAGGCCCGTCCAGCACTCATAATAGCTGCGGGTCCTGTCGTCTACTGGGTCGCAGTTACCAGTACTTTTGTTGCAAGACTGCGCTCCTCCGCAAGATGCACCTGAGTTGTCGCAATGGCAAGCTCCAGAGGTCTTCTTCTCGCATGTGCCCGAGTCACCGCAGGTACTACACTCGCTGCACTCCTTGCTAGAGCAAGAAGAGCTAAAGGAGTTGCCGTTAGAGGCTTGGTAGTTCGCACAGAATGAGTCGCAGGGCTTCCCCGTAAAGTTGCCCGGGTTGTCCGGATCAAGGGGATCGTCTGGGCACTTGCCCGGCCTGCATTGAACTGTGCCTCCCACATTGCGACAGCATTCCTCTCCGCAGTCAGGGTCTGGGTTGTAGGGGTTGTTAATGCCAGAGCCGCCTGTATTCGAGCATGTGGCACTCGTGCAGCCACTCCCCCCACCGGTAGAGCTGCCGCAGTTCGAAGAGGTCGTGCCGCCGTTACTTGTCGGAGAGTTCCAAGCCCCGGAGCCAGCCGTTGGAGATGCGCCCGGGGTACCCACGACAGGCGTACATCCACCACCGGACGTCGGGCTCTGAACCGTCGCGTTGGGGGCGCTTTCGTCGGGAGCAGTTATTTTCTTACACCTGCCACGATCGCAATAATACCCCGCACCACAGTTACTACTGTTAAAACATTGTGTCTCGTTGTTAAATCCTGTCTCGGGCTGCCAGTTTTCCCCCTGAACATTGCCGTCAGTACCTCCACTGCGAGACCCGAGGTATCTCGCGTCCCAGGGGTTTTGAGAGCTTGGAAACATCGTAGGCAGTCGGTCAACGGACTAGAATACCTAGAAGTCTCTATTGGGATTCCAGGGCCGACCAGTGTACGAGTTAATCGGTTTTCCCATGCTTGCTCGGACCCACTCCAGGACGTCTTCACCCTCTTCGTCCTGCCCGGTAACGACAACGGCGTAGAAGAAGTAGATCACTGGAGCCCCTCTACTGAAACGAAGAACCACCTGCCCCTCGTACTGGGGTCGCCCACTGTCGTAGACAGCTTTTTTCGAAGTTCCCGTCTTCTTATAGAAGGGCTGGCCCGCTATTCGATCCGTAACGTCGCAAGGCTGGTTAAAAGTGTCCTGTCTTCTCAGCTCAGGGCGAGAGTTGGAAATCCTGTTGCTATCGTATTGATTTGACATTACCGCACAACCCCCAAACTGTTTCCGCTGGGATTTACAACATACAACTTAAGCTCCCTAGTGGCGTTGTTGTAAAAGCCAATCAACTGGCCTGGGGTTCTAGGAGTCGCAAGCTGGTAATCAGAAGGAACGGGAGAATAAACGATCTCGATCGCAAAGTTAGTAGCCTGACTTAGGGGAGTCGAGGAAATTTGACTGGAATTGATAGGCATTAGAATTTACTGAAATAAACACCGTTAGCGTGACTGAGTTCGACCTCAGTACCGGGAGGAATGGAAGGGATTCCAATAGGCTTGGACATATACTCCTTGTTATTGTACTTAACAAGTCCGCCGCCATTGTCAGTAAACTTGACCCAGACCCCCGTTACACTCCCCTCGAAATCGCCAGGAATGATCGTCTCAGTGTCCTTGGCTTCGAGCGCTGCCAATCGCTCCGCGTTGCTTACTTGAATCAAGTCATTAAGGAAGCTCATGATCAGATACCTGTTCCAGCGCTATAGAATCCGTACTGCTTGAAGTTCCAGTAGAAAACAGACTGGTTGCCGCCAGCAAGGGTAATGGGCTGAGCGGTTTTTGCGATTGCAAAAATAGATTCGGTAGGAGAAGCCTGTTCGCTAATTGCGGGAACCTCGCATACAAGATCCCCGGCGCCAATAGCAGGGTCTAGTCCAGCAAGGACTCCATTGAGAATAGTGACACTGTCGCCCTCCTCATAGCCATAGCCGGAGCTGTTGACAGTTACCGAGTAATCTAAAAGACCCGTTCCGTTGTTAATAACAGAGATGTCCACGGTAAGACCTTCTCCAGATCCGTCGGTCTCTGTCGGAACATTGGTGTATGGCTCGACGGTGTCTGTAGCGCCACTGGGAGCGGCTGTCACGGTCAACGCGCCCTCGGGATTACCCGCGCTCCAGACCAGGGCTACGTGCGTGAAGTTAACATCAGTATCACTTCCGTCATGCTGGAAAATAGTAGCTTTAGTGCGAAGGCCCACTCCACCATCGGCGTAATTCCCCACGTCGTTGGAGCCGTAGGCAATAACAGCCCTTTTGTAGCCGCCCGTTCCGAGAGGTACCTCGTTGCTCAACCAAACAGAGTCAGCGATACCGCCGCCGGGAGTGTAGTCAGCACCGGGAGAGTTGATCAATCGCGCCTCATAAAAAGCGCCTACATATCGATCCCGAAGAAGGTCGTCAATTTCTACTGCTGAAATCTTGGCGGCGATAGACATGGCGCTTAGCTCTGAACGCCGATAGGGTTCCTATCAGCCCGCGCTGGCAAACACATCTGCAACAATAATCGTTGCACCGTCAATGATCAACTGCGACTGCTCGTCTGACGGCATGGTGCCGTTTCGATCCACCGAAAGAAGGTCGCCAGCGCCCACGACAGAGCCCTCGCAGAACATCATGACGCACTCCTCGATATCGTAGGTTCTATCCTCTTCGGACAGGTCTGGAGGAATCTGTCCGTTTCCAGGGGCCGTAACGTAGCCAGAAAGGTTGGCTTCAATCGAAATGCTGAACTGGTAGTTCTGGACGACACGATCATTCTCGATCTGGGGCGGCGGAGAAGGTGCTGGAGGAGGAGTTGGAGTACCTCCGGACTGACCGCCACCACCACCGCCGGGAGGCTTCGGAGAGGGGCCTGGCGAGGGGCTTGGGGAAGCAGGCGGCAGCTCGGGCATAGAGTTTCCTACCAGGTTCTCCCCAATCGTCAGGGATCCATCGGAAAAACCTGTCCAGACACCATTGGTCACGACAATGGACTCGTCCTGCGTCACACCCCAGGTGCATGCGTCCATCCTCAGGGCGCTGATCCTGTTGTTCTGTGTGTCCGCATAACGAAAAGGCATTCCCGGCTTCCAACCATCGCAGATCTCACTGCGCAGGCTTTCTGCTACCTGTATTCCGTAAAGGTCACCCTTGATGAATTTTTGTAAGTACTGACTGTAGCTTTCGACGGCAGCCTCTACCTCTTCCTGCGTATCATAAAGCATGGGAACAGGAATCTGCCTTTCGATCACGTATGGGCCAGAGACGCCGGGGCCGGTGTAGTTGTCGCCGACGTCTAGAATGATCAAGACCTCCTTTTCTACTGTTTCGACAGTCAGACTATTGGCCGAGTCCGGCCGTTCCGGGCGAGTTGAGGTAGTTGTAGAAAAACGCTTAGTCGTTGACTTGATTCCATCTGGACCAGTGGCGTTAATTTCTCCAGGCTGGTTGATCCCGATCCCCCTGCTGGCCGGGGACACCAGCGTGGTAGTTAGCTCAATATTCTTGCCGTCTTCCTTGTAGTACTCAGTAATTGTGACCTCTGCCGTGTACCTGTTGCTCAGGAAGCCTTCATCGCCATATTGCATCTTAAAGTCAACAGGCATTCCGCCTTCAATTGACGATCGCCAGTCAAATGGCTGGGCCGCAGAAAGTAGCGTATTGCGCCTGATGGTGGTTTGCTTGACAAGCTCACCAGATTCTTCTGCATATTCGTACAAAGTCTCAACCGTACCCTGTACAATTTCGTTCAAGCCTCTATATTTACAACTTCCACCCGTATTGCACCCGTAACCAAACGCTCTGACGCAGAAAGAAAAGTCATCCGCAAAGTACTGATTATTGACTTCCAGGGCGGGTCCTCTGGTCTCCTCGTAAGTTCGAGAGATTTGGCCGCCGATAGCCTTGTACTCAGAGGTGGAGGTTACGGTTTTATTTGCAGTAATAAATTCCGGCGCTGGAATCGTGGTCCAACCGGTATTGCAGCTAGTCCAGACGACGTCATCAAGATCAATCTTGTCGGGGAATCCAAATGGCATGTCAATCCTGAACCTGGGCTAGGATTCCGAAGCTTATCGGCCGGATCGCGGAGCAGATCCGTAGTTACCACAGGAAGTTGAGCGGCCACTGCTGCTACTACTGCCAGAAGTAGGTCTGACAATCGTGCTGATACAGGCGACCTGGATAAACTTATCAGGATCCTCGGGATGCGTCTGGGCGCAGAAGTTCGCCGTTCTTTTGAACGTAGCAGCGGGATAGTTAATCCAGTACTTGGAAATACTTGTCTGAGTGTCGACCCTGGACACATCGCCATCTTCGAACGAAGCCGGCTGAGAATACGACAGCTTAATCTGATCGGGAATTGCGTCGGAACCTGCCAAAGGCGAGACGGCAAGGGCTGTGACTCCCAGAACCGAAACCCATTGGCCTGGGGCGGTTCCACTCAGGCTGTCGCCGTCAAAAAACTGCTTAACCTCTAAGTTGCCCACGTTGTTTTGAAAGCACACCTGACCAGCAGAGGCAAAGGCGGCATCACAATTCTGGATAGTCTGTCGGGACTCATCCAGCTCCATAGGTGTAAGCGGTAGAAGCTCGCTTGGGTCGTCCGTAATTGTAGCAAGAACGAGCCTGCAGCCGAGACCGACCTCTAGCTGCTGATTTTCGACATTGTAGGACACTCCTACCACATACAGATAACCCCTAGGGTGGCGAAACACATTTCCCTGCGGTCCCTTCATGTCTAGCGTTACCAGGGTGCCGCGTTTGAAGATATTTCGATCATAGTCCTCTAGGCTGGGCCCGCCAGGCTGTTGGCCTAGCAATACAGTGCCCGTCGTTTTCACTAGCCCCCTCTCATTAGCAGAGCTGTCAGAAGCGGTCCAGGAAACCATGGAGCTAGTGTAGTCCTGACCCCCAATTACTAGCTTAGAAATGCGCGTTTTTTGAGCAAGGTAACCCATTGATCAAACCTCCATCAAGCCGAAACTGACCAGGGTGTACTGAGGACTCAGCCTCGTATAGCTCGGCGGTGTAACGAAGACCGCACTGGTATTTACTTGACTACCCCAAGTGGTATCACTGATTCCGCAAGCTGCCGATTCCCCGTTAGCTCTGCGTGTATCCCAGGCCCTGAACATTGCGTCAAAATCAAGGGCAACGTTTTTGTACATCACAGTAGAAATGACCCATTGGTATTTTTGCCTAAAAGCCGGACCTCCAAGAATGCTGGCCCCGTTAGCCGACTGATCAAAGCTAACATCACCCATGTAGGTGCGAGGCATTGCGTTGTCGCCGAAGTTATCGATAACAATGTTGTAGCTATCGAAGGCTATTCCAATGACGCTCATTTTCGGGCCTTTAACTGTGACTAGGATTCCAAGCTAGTAATAACTTCTAAGTACCTGTCCTTGCGAGCGTGCCCATCGGGTGGAGTGTAGCCCGGGCTAACGACAAAACGCCTAAACTCCATGTCATATTTTGCTTGACGGGTAAACGCCATCCTGTACCAGGAAAGCAGATGCCTGTACTCCTCCTGATCAAAGTCGCCCGCCTGGAACATCCTGCTGACCGCCATGTACAGATACGCATTGGCGATTTTAAGCTCCGACACCGTCATCTCATCAAGAGGCTTATCTGCCAGTTCTGGACCCGTGGAGTCATAAACCAGACCCTTAACGATAAGGGAGGCATTATCTTCAGGAGAGCCAAAGTTAAACATAGCCTGAGCCGAGATGACTCAGTATTCCTATCAACGCAAACGGCGACGTTTGAGACGCGTCATTTCGACCATCATGTTGTTAGCAGCCTGGACGGGGTTAGCGGCCTGAACCGTCACGTTGTTGGTAAAGTTGTTACCGTTACTGATGTTGCTAATGGTACTGATAGCACGAGCCACTCCGTTACCCGGGTTGGTGCTTGAAGGCATTTTGATACTAGCCGGGCCTTGGGTATTTTTGAGATTCTTCCAGATGTGAGCAGGAATGACCGTTCCGCTTGAAGGGGCCTTCCAGTCCCCAAAGGAAGGAGCGTTAATCTGACTGAGCTTGCCGCTGGCTGACAGAAAGCCCTCTGTTCCAAGCTCGTTAACAGTGTAAGTGCCACCACCACGCACGGCACCACCAGCAAAGCGAGCACCGTCGTTGCCCGACCCCCCTGAGCTGCTCTGCATGTTTGCAAGATTTCGCTTGATCGTCAAGACCTTCTGAAGTTGCCTCTCAAGGGCGCCATTTGTAACTGAGTCCACAGCCCCAGCGACCGATTCGTGGGCACTAGCCTGAGCCAGGGCCGCGGCCTCGATGTCTTCGACCTTGTTCTTTTGAGTCTCAAGCTTTTTGTCGATCCCATCGATTCTGGCTTCCGCCTTTTTGTTGACCGCATCTTTCTTTTTGTCGAGCGCGTCAACATCTTGCTCGGCCTTTTTAGCTGCATCGGCTTGCGCCTTTTTGATTTTCGCAATATCGTCTTTTTCCTTGCGAGCCGCGTTTCTTTTTTGCTTGTTCAAGGCAGTGATGGCGTCAGCAAGCTTCCTCATTGTTTCTCTTTCTTGAGCGGCAATCTCTGCCTTAGCTTTCTTCTCTTCTGCAAGCAAAGCAGCTTTTTCCTCGGCTTGCTCCCTTTCAAGAGCGGCTTTTTTCTGCTGTTCAAGTGCCAGCTCTTTAGCAAACTGTTTTTCTAGCTCAGCTTTTTTGCGGGAGTTCTTCATGCCTTCGAGCTGAGCCTGCATTTCCATCCTCTTCATCTGGTCGCGCTCAGTCGCAATCTGTCTTTCCAGTTCAAGCATCTTAGCTTTTTCAAGCCTTTGCTTGGCGGGGCCGTCGTCAAGCTCGCTCAGTTCAGCTTGCTGGCTCGCCTTCATCTTGGAAATTCTTTCATCCATCTGAGACATGGCCTTACTATGAGCCTCGTCCATCTGCTTTTTAAGCCCATCGTAGTACTCCTTGCTCAGCCTTTTCCTGTCGGCAAACTCTCGCTTAGCAGCAGCCTGCTGCTCCTTTGCCGCTGCGAGAGCGTCTTCGATTCCTCTTTTTTCTGCCAGCGCAACTTCTTTGACTTTAGCAATCTGCTTATCGTACATATCCTTAGTCGCTTCCGCTTGTTCCTTCCTGGCCTCCGTGGCCTTTTCGATTCCAGCCACCTCGGCGTCTCTAGTTTCTTCAATTTCTTTTTTCTCACGCTCTGCTAGCTGTGCAGCTCTCTCGTTGTACGCTTTTTGCGCTTCCAACATTGCATCGTACTTACTTTGTTCGATCTCAAGGGACTGTTGAGCCGCTTTTTGCTCAGCCTGCTGCTTCTTGGCCAGGAGGGCGTTGCTCTTCTTGTAATACTCGTCCTCGGTAATTTCCCCTTTTTCCCTCATGGTGTTGAGGTTTTTCATTTCATCGTTATATTTTTCAAGCTCCGACGTGGCTCCAACGGTATTGTCACTAAGGCGAGACCAGTCGTCAACC